CCTGCTCACCAATGAGGCCAAGGACGGTACCTGCTGCAAAGAGCACAACAACATCCTTGTACTTGGCAAGCAGCCAATCATCAATGCTCTCGGGTGGAGAGGTAATGGGCTGTCGGTAGTATGCAATTTCCAGGGACTCCTCAGGAGCTTCTCCCCGGATATTCAGGATATTACCAATACCCCAATAAATGCCGCTACGGACATAACCATCGTTATCCAATAAATCAGCGGCGACAGCTTCTGTGTAGTACATGTCCCGCGCACCGCTTTTAACATAGCCAATCTGCTTAAAATTCGGGAGCAGACTCTCGATGTCAATTTGCTGCACTGGCTCATCGGTAGGCAATGCGGTAAGATTGGCAATTACCAAATCCCGCCAGAACTTGCCTTGCCGATGTGCTGTCCTAATTGCTTGCCGCAGCGCCAACTCAGTCTCAGCTACCAAGGCTGGCTTGTTAGTCCAGGTAATTACATCTGCCTTGAGTTCGTCCCAAGTAGCCATGGTGCTGATCCTATTGTTGCTTAAACGCGCTGGCCGGCTTTGGCAATCTGCTCGACAATCTCACCTGCCCGGTTCTTGACTTCCCGGAATGGCTCATTGGCCCCGGCAGTTGCTGTTTTCAGGTCCCTGGTGTAGATGGGGCAACCAGGAGCGTCAGCAATTGCATCCAAATCGGCGATGTGGGCAGGATTGCTAACGCGCAGGGTAGTGCCATGAAATTGGAGCACTTCCATTTGTCCCTGGACTCCCTTTCCTTCCTTATCCTTGGGCTGATAGATGAAGGTGGAATTCTCGATGGAAGTGTGGTAGGTCTTTTCAACAACTGCATTCATGATGATCTTTCAAAAAAGGATGGGGATGGTGGTCAGATTAGCGCCCGTTTCTTATGAAGCTGGAAACGGAGCCGAAAGCAGCTACCAGAGGACCACCCCCAGGATTAGCCAGCAATGCCAGCCGTGAAGTTATACAACACGCCGTTAGCAGCAGGGTTCTTGACCAGGCAAGTCATTTCCGTGGTCAACGTACCACCAACAGCATCCACGCCGTTATCAACAGGAGTACCACTCATGTTGAATTCGCGGTTCTGAGTCTTGCGACCAGACATGTACGCGGTGCCAAAGGTCGTCAGGTCAACAGCAATTGCCATCTTAGCCCAAGAAGCCGATTGGCCAAAGGCGTTCAGCAGCGGATGCTCGACCAGATTGAACCTGCCACGCGGGATCTTGATGGTATCAAATTGCAGACCCCAGGTGGTAGTCTGGTCATTGATCATGTACGTGCTGTTCAGCCGGCAAACGTCATGGATCACGTTACGAGCCACACCACCGCAGAACAAAACACGCTCATTGGCCACCTTCGGATCCGTAGCAGTGTTGAACACCGGATCAAGAGCTGCCTTCAGCTGCGTGTAGCTGGTAGTCGCACCCAGCGTGGTGACGTTGCCAGAAGCAGCAACGGTAACACGGTTGATGAGACCATCCATGCAGCGGAACGGGAAGCCATTGCGAGTGCCAGTGTAATACTGGCCAAAGATCAATGCCTTTTCCATGTCAGCAGCGTGGAACGCAGCACAATCGCTCTTGTTCTCCGCATCCGGCGCAGAGCCAGCAATAACAGCAGTTGCTGATGCAGTGCCACTGGTGAGCCAGGTATTGCGGAAGATCTGCGTCAGGTTGATGACACGGACCGGCACGATCACCAGAGACTGTGGACGAACAGATGCTTCTTCGTACGCATTGCCAACCATGTACAGATTGACAGCGGTGGCGATACCAGCAGCAGCCACGGTACCGATGCCACGAACCACAACGATGGTAGTAGCATTCGTGACCGAAGCCACAAGGATATTCTCCTTCGTGGTATCCGCTTGCAGGATCATGCCCGGCAGGATGTTGGTACTGCTAACCACCGTAAAGGTAGTAACAGTGCCATCAGCAATAGCGCCGTTAAGCACCACCGACGGGAAGATCATGGTTTTGCTGAAATAACCATGTTCCGGTTGGTAGGCAGTTTCCTCCTTGAGCATGGAGGTGATACCATACAACGGTGCTTGGCCGTTGGGCATCAGACGCGTAATCATTGCCGAGAAAGACTTCTTGGCCAGATCTTGCGGGAAAGTAGCAGTGTTCCAGGTAGCGACAGGCATTTCAATTCTCCAAAGTAAGGGAGTAGGGGATTAGAGGAAGGAATCCCAATCCTGTTCAGGGGTTCCATTCCTGTCAGTCTTGGGTTGTTGCGGAGCATCCGATTGTGAAAGCGCTCCAGCAAAACTGGAGAGATATTTCACAGCTTGGTCTTGAATCTGCTGAGCACTCCAGGACGGGTTCTTCATCTTTAGCTGTTGTCGCGTCATTTGAAGAAGTCCTTGAGCGCCCGGATGATTGAGGACCGGACTTTCTACGGGAAGATTGTTGAGCTGATAATCCCGGAATTGGTCCGGAAGTTCTTGCTTGGTACGATCACGAATGACTGTACCAGCGCGCTCAACCGAAGCAGTTGCCAGTTGTGCTGACATTGCCAGCGTATTCTGGGCTACTCGGTTCATGAGGTCCATAAGAGCCTGAGGATCGTTGCCAGCCATAGCTTTTTGCATGAGCTCTGGTGGCATTCCTGCCATCATGTCCATCTTACTGGCAGCTTCTCGGATCTTATTAGGATCGCTCGGAAGGATAGGTTGCGACCAAGGGTCAGCAGGCGTGGTTGCCTTAGGATCAGTATGCCAAACGTCCTTCCAAGCATCCAGCGGGGAATTATCTGCACTATCATTGGTAGCAGGAGGATTTGGGTCACCAGCTGCTGGATTCTGAATCTGCATGGTAGATCCAGGAGTCCCCGGTGGAGGCGCCGGTGGCATTGCTTGCTGCGGAGCTTGTCCTTGTTGCGGAGCTTGGGTGGTCTGCTGAGTAGGACGGAAGATATTGCTGATGTTGAAAGCCATGATAAGATCCTTGAATTGAGAAGGTTAAAACGAGGGAGTTGGAGAAGGTGCCTGCTCTTTTCTGCTTTCTTCGAAATCGGCAACAACTTTATTGTCGAAATCCACGAGAGCGGTAAGCGCATCGACTGCACCATAGCAGTAGGAGTGCTGTCGCATACGCAACATATCCTGCTCTGGTTCATTGAACTGAATAGCCAGAACTCTACTAGCGGCTTGTTCCACTAGACTGTTCAAGATACGCAGTTGGTTAGGAGAGAACCCTAGGAGGTCTGGTCCTAGGATATCTCTCATTGCCTCATTGGGCTGGCGGGGTTGCTGGTTGTCCTTCAATTTGTGGTCCTTGGATTGCTTGCGCATTTTGCGCGGTTGCCTGTGGATCGTATTTAAATGCGTCTACCCATGTAGCTCCTTGCAGTTTCAGACTGTAAACTCCCATACCAACCAGGTCATATGCGGCTGCCATCTGTGGCACCGCCGACGCGTATTGCAGCATCTGCATGTACAACTCAGGATTCAGCATCTTGCTTACTGGCATGACACCATCAGCAACCTGGAATTGCCAAGCCACGTTGCGCAGTTGGCTGGGAGATACCTCTACCATCTGCTGAGTTGTCTGGTTGTACAGTTCCGCAGGTGGCTGGTATTGCAGGATGTTCAGCTTGAGAATGTGCTTGAGTGGCTGCAAGAATCCAGATTCGATGAGCACTGCCATGGTTCTTGGACGAAGATCGCTCTTGTCCATAACAGTCTCAAATTCTCCACGAGTCTTGTTTCCCTTCTGGAACTGTCCTCGCTGGACTCTGTTCTGCCCAGTACTGACATCTGCCATCTCAGTAACATCACGGGCCATCGCAAGGATATTAGGAATTCCATCGTCCCGATATGGCATGACCTCATATGCCTCACCGATGGGTTTTCCATAGGCATTCTGCTTGACAGCAATGCGAGCTACCGGATCGGTTTTATCAATGTCCGCTTTGTTGATACGGGATGGATCGTAAACGATGCGGTCATAGACCTTCCGTCGTTGGGATTGAATACCACTGTTGTACAGCGCCGAAGCAAGGAATTGGTAGGGAGCTGCATTATCGGCAAAGGATTTGGTCTGATACGCGAGTCCATCTTCGATTGGCTGACCAATGATAATGGGCAGGTAGTTATGTGCATTGCTCTTCCTTTCCATGAAGATGCAGATCTGGCCATTAACCACAATGGTCTTGAAGATCTGCGGCACACCATTCATTGCCTGCTGCTTGCCGGTATTGATGCCAAATTCACGAGGAATGATCCTCATGTACAGGGTAGTCACCTCATACATATCCGCAT